AGTACTTCATCAGCAGTAGCTTGTGTAGGCATGAGGTTAATTACGTTACTCATTAAAATGTGTCTCCAATACAATCAGCTTGTCTTCTGCTTCAGCAATCTTAGCAACCAAGGTGTCCATAGTCTCAATCAAGTTACCATGCTCACCTACGCCCACAGGGTTGTCTAGGTAGTTCTGTACCTCTGCCTTGTATACGCCTATCTCAGCGTTGTACAGGCGCTTCATGGCTTTAATCTTAGGATCTATCACTGTATCCATCCTCCAGTAATTCTTTAAATTTACTAAGGTACTCCTTGTAACTCAAGGGTGCCTCCTGTTGTTTGATTTTATCATTCATGTAACTGGCCCACATCTGCATGCAGTAGTTACTGAACAACATGATCTTGTCATCTTGTTCCCTATAGTATGCCAGATAGTCAGACCAAGTGGCATACTTTTTTAACTCTGTTATATAGAATTGTGCCCTATAGACTGGGTGTTCATCCTTCACAGCTTAGGCACTCCCCGTCTTCAAGGTTGATTCTAGGGATCTTGATGTTAACATTCTCTGTATTTCTAGCCGCTGTAGTTCGCAGGTAATACATAGATTTGAGTTTGTTAGCTCCTGTCCAATGCACGCTATTAACATACTCCAAATACTCATCATGTACCTCCTGTGATGCTGTGGCGGGTGGTGGCTCAAAAAATAAGTTTACTGACTGTGCTTGGCACACGTACTTCTGTCGCTGATAGGCGTGTTCAATAACCCAGATCTGGTTGAGTTCTGGTGCTGTCTTAAATACTTCCTTCTCCTCTTCCGTGAGTTCCTCCAAGTCTTTAACAGAGCCTTCAGCAGCAGCAATATCCTTCCACGTTTCTTCGGTATTGATGCCTTTACTTTCAAGTAGTTCCTCCAAGTATTTATTTTTTACTTTGAAAGAGCCTGTCAGAGTCTTGTGCGTAAATACGTTAGCCCTCGTAGGCTCAATAGAAGGGCTTGTTCCACCACATATAATACTAGAACTAGCATTAGGGGCAATAGCAAGCAGATGGGAATTGCGGTAGCCACTACCAGCCATGTCAGGAGCCTCCCCACGGTTTCTAGCCAAACGCTGGGAAGCCACCGTAGCTCTGTCTTTGATTGTTTTAAACGCTCTATTGTTAAAGCTGGCGGCGTACATTCCCGCAAAAGGGATTCCATTACGTTGAAGGTAACTATGAAAACCCATCGCTCCAAGACCAACCGCCCGTTCTCTATATGCTGAATAAGCGGCTTTTGCAAACCCTCTTTTATCCAAGTCCACATGATACTTAAACTCCTGCAAGTTATCGCATTGTTGTGATATGCCTACTGTCTGTATAGCGTTATCAATAAAATGTTCTAAGGTATTGTCAAGCATTGTAATGAGATCATCAATGAATTGTTCATCATCCTTCCACTCATCAAAATACTCTAGGTTAACACTAGATAAGCAGCACACTGCTGTACGCTCCTCACTGGTTGGTAGGGTAATCTCAGAGCATAGGTTACTCTGACGTACCTCTAAGCCTAGTTCCTTCTGTTCCTGCGGTAGAGCCTCATTACAGCGGTCTAGGTTAACGATATAGGGTTCACCTGTCTCTGCTCTGGTATGCACTAGCTGCCACCACAAGTCCCTAGCTGATAAAGTTTTTACTGCCTGCTTAGACTTAGGGTCAATCAAGCGCCACTGACCGTCACCTCTTACAGCTTCAAGGAACTCATCAGTAATGGAGATACCGTTGTGTAGGTTAAGACACTTACGATTAAGATCACCACCAGTAGTCTTACGCATGGCAATAAACTCTTCAACCTCTGGGTGGCTGATGTCCATGTACGCTGCATAAGATCCCCTACGGGTGATACCTTGATTGAAGGCCAGCATCTGACTATCAACTACGTGCATGAAAGGGATGCTACCAGTAGACTGACTGCCGTTAGCAGTAGAAACGCCGTTGCTTCTAACATCACCCCAATATCCACCCAAGCCTCCACCTCCACTTGCCAGCCATATGTTCTCATCATAATGATCAGATAGGCCGCGCCTTGAATCAGGAACATAATTAAGAAAACAGCTAATAGGGAGGCCACGTGTGGTTCCCCCGTTGCTAAGTATAGGAGTGCTAAAGCCGAACCAACTCTTACTTGCGTAGTTGTAAAGTCGCTGTGCAAGATCATAGTCAGTAAGTCCCTGATACGTTGCACCATAGACGGACGCTCTGGCGAAGGCTTCTTGGGCATGTGTCTCATCTCCCCAAAAGTAGCGGTCTTTTAAAGTTTCTAAAGAAAAATTATTAAGGGTTTCTTCCCGATCATAATCAATCTGAATCCCTAAATAATCCTGTATGCCAATCTTTGATGTCATCCAAATCATCCTTCTCTGTTAATTGAGCTTGCCTGTAGCCCTTAGTTCTTGCTTTGTTTTGTTTCTTATTCTTTACTTTGTTTCTTTTATGAAACATTTCAGTCCTTTCTGCTTTCCTATCCCAACTTGTCACCCGGATGCTCCAACATGTAACGAATCAAACGCTCTTCATACCAACGCGCCTTACGCAAGTCTTCTATGGGCTTACCTTTGTAGCGACAACGCCAGTTATATTTAAGTGCGTTTCCTCGTAAATAACCAATGTATTCGTCGTGTGTCAGCATTCCTTTGATTGCGTCTATACACTCCATACCCCCGTTATTGTAATGTTCTGGTCTGTTAACATTATCAAACTTAGTGCTGTTATCAGGTATGTTTTCACCAAACACAGGGTGATGATTAGGTTCGTTGTCATCATAAACATAATTCCAAGTATCAGCTACAGGTGTTGCAGGTTTTTTTCTAAGTGCATTCCACTCTTCTGGTGTTGCGTCATCAATAGTCTTCATTGCATCTCCAAGTTAATCTTATCATTACGTTTCTTAAACTCTTCAGTATCTCTAGCAGACTTGTCAATCCAACTGTCAGGGATACTGTCCTCACTAAACCATCTGAAGCCATTCGCTGTAGCCCACTCACCATGTGATCTTTTAGTACCATCTTTACGGCGCTTGGCTCCCGGCATAGGGGCTGACGGGTTAGCAAACAAGAACACCAGTTCAGTATTCGTAGGTAATATCTTCTTTACCCAGACATACTTATTGTATTCTTGAAAGTCCCAGAACCTGCCTTTAGATTCAAGTAGGATCTTCTTCTTGCCAATCTTTCTAACAAAGTCAGGCTCGTACTTATGCTCAATAACATATGATACATAGTCTGTATGATGCTCCCAGTCTTTTAAGATTGACTCATGTAACACCATCTCCCAGATAGAGTCGTACTTGTTACCGTCTTTCTTCACAAGCTTTGGGCGGGGTACTCTAGGTTTACGCCAGCCGCTAGTAGCTTTTTTCTTGGTGCTAATGGGACACCCCACGGCTCTTTGTATATTCTTCTAGGTCAATCATAGTAATACTTTCTACTTCTTTACCAAGCTTCATCAGCTTCTTGATACACTGGCGCACCCACTTAGGAGTATAGAAACTCAATCTTAGAGTCTTGCCTATAAAAAAATAATTAGTATCAGGCAATAGCTGATGAATATTTGATGGGGTTATCTGCTCTTGTTCTTCTTCAGAAACTAAAGTCTTTAGCCACTCAACAAGAATAAGATCTGTCTGCCTGCTTATCTTCTTACAGTCCTTACTGTTCATACTACTTCCTCTACTCTAGGCACAGACACAACTTTAGTAAAGTACTTTAAGCCATTTGAGTATCTAAATGCTCTAAGACCTTCACCACCGTTAGAATCTGCCCAGCAATCATGTTTAAACGGGCAATAGTTACACGAAGCAGCGAGCCTCATGTTACCTTTTTTGCCTTCGGGTATATCAGTATAGCAACGATCTGGAGGGTTGTCAATAGAGAGGGCTGTTTTTAGTTCTTTTATTCTTGTACTAATGTTGGGCTTGGATAAATCTCCGGGCCTCAGTAGTGCAAGCTCACCTGACTCCTTGTTAATAGCCAAGAAACCACCATCAGATGTACCCTCTGCTGCCTCGTAGCCGCTCAACTGGGCCATGTAACCAAAGGGATCGTCCACTGCCAGCGTACCTTCAGAGAACTTCTTGAAAGCAAAGTTAGAAGCAGTCTTAATATCAACTACCTCACCATCAATCTTACAGTCCATGTGACCCTTGATACCGTCTACCTCTACTTCTTTCTGCTCATCAGTGACAGTATGTCCTGAGAGTTTAACAAGTAGGAGAAGTACTTCTTCAAGTAGATGGCCGTATAAGAACTTAATGTGTGTATGAGCCTTCATAGTAGACGGTTCATCAAGATCTCTACGGGATTCATACCATAGCTGACGGGCAGGCTTACCAATGTTACTCATACGTAATCCCTTGGACTGCTTGTGTGGCTGTGACCAGTGGGCCAAGGCACCCTTCATACGCTCGCCAAAGTCATAGATCATATCATCGGTTATATCAAGTTCTTTGCCCTCTGACAGGGCATCCAAAGCTCCATAGATATCATCTACAAGGTTGTCTAGGTCTTTAGAAGAGTTCAAGTTGTTCTCCAGTATAAAATAAATCATCAAGTTCAGTAACAGCTACACTAGATCCCATGTAGAACCACTCACCTCTCCGTCCACGTCCCTCAATTGTTAAAGCCTTATGAGCTTTAGCCTCAGCTTCGCGCCTGTTAGGAACCTTGTAAGATTTTACAAGTTTATAATCTCTATAAGGTGAGGATGTCTGATATTGCTTTAGCCTATCCAAAGAATCTACAGCCATACCAACCTTGACCCAACCCGGAAAGGCAGGGTTATGTATAATATATACCTCACCTTCTTTAGACCTTTCATAGTTTTCTAAGGAACTGAACGCCGCATCAGTGAAGCCCTTATAGTTTCCGGGTTTATGTAGAGGATGTTCTTTAGATATGTACTTACCATCGACAAACATGCGTGTTTTGTTTTTCTTTTCATGGGCCTCTACGGAACGTCTCCCGTCCTTCTGTCCCATGTACCACCACTTACCGTCTTCAAACTTTATGTTTTTAGTGGGTCGCTGACCAATCGCTTCCGACATTGTACTCTCCATCTAGTGGACATTTTAAATTAAAATGAATACCTGCTTCCCTTATAGCATCAACACCAAGGTTGCCTACAGTGTCAGCACTCATCTCTTCAACCTCTAACTGCCATTCATCGTGTATGTTACACACAAACTTGGCATCAAGTCCAGCTATTTTCTCATTGAGAATAACTAAAGCTTTCTTCATTACGATAGCACCGGCACCCTGTAACAGCGTGTTGAGGGCTGAGTGTTCTGAACGTACAAATAACTTACGTCCGTCTAAACCTTTGAGGTGCCCTCTTGCTGAAGCTCTTGCAACTTTATTTTTGAGATTTGTAAATGATGGAAGATTATCGAAGAAAGATTTTCTAAGTTTTGAACCAGCGTCTCTGCCTCCTCCAGCCACACTTCCAAGCTTTTCATCTCCTGCTCCGTACAGCAGTGCATAGATGAATGTTTTCGCCTGATTTCTAGATTCAAGTCCTGCAAGGTGCTGGTTAGCTGTGTGTACGTCTCCGTTGACAATTTCATTTGTGTACTCCTCGTCTTCCATATAGTGTGCAAGCATACGTAACTCAAGTCCACTGGCATCAATACCCACCAGCTTGTACCCTTTAGGTACAGTCCATACCTCTCTGCACTCCTTACCATAAGGTGAGTTAGAGCTAGGTACTTGTGCCATGTTAGGCTCACGGTGAGTCATACGGCCTGTGATGGTTCCGTTAGGTATCACATAACCGTGTACTCTACCGTCATCTTCTAGTGCTTTTAACCACGATTTAATCTGAGCCTCACGCTTCTGGTGCATTAGATAATCTTTTATCAGTTCTGCTTGTGGTATGTCGTTTATAAGAGACAATGTTTTCTCATTAACGATTGGTCTGCCGTTCACAGTAAACTCTGTAGGCTTCCATCCAAACTCAATCAGGTACTCACCTATCTGCTTTCTTGAGCTAATGTTGAAGTCCATTATGCTCTGCCTGCTGGTACTGAAGTTGGCGGGTTGACTTAGATACTCGTACTCTTCTTCAGTAAGGCGCACACCTTTACCGCTAGGAGTATCCCAAGAACCCATCTTTGATGTCTCACCCTTACCTGTCTCACGACGATATATAAGACGCTCATCTATCTTAGGCTTGAATACCTCACCTACTTGCTCCTCAAGCTTAGTCATGTTCTCACGCATAAGAGCCAGTAACATACTTGCTTTATACTCATCAAAGTAAAAGCCGTTATGTTCCTGATCCTTCATGATAGAGGCCACTTCAGTCTCTAGCTCTATTGAGTCAGGGGAGAAGCCAACACCTTCTTTCTGCAAAGCCTTATAAACCTTGACGTTGACTCCAACATCACGCTCACAGTACTCAAGCATCTCAGGTGTATAACAATCAAACTGATCAAACTCAATCTTAGCCAAGCCTAGCTTGCCTCCCCATACCGCAAGGCTGTGACCACCTTCACGTACAGGATTAAATAATCTAGACAACACCAAGGTATCTATGATCTGCTGATTGCCAAGCTTGAAAGACGTGAGCTTTTCTAGGGCAGGTATATCAAAACCAATGATGTTATGTCCTGCCAGTTGCTCTGCTTTGTTTAGTAACTTAACTCCTTCTTCTATCTCATCAGGCCCGTAGCTCCAGACCTCACCAGTGTTTACTTCTTGAGCAACAAGACACCATATCTTTGTGTACTCAAGTCCGTCAGTCTCTATGTCAAATAATAGCTTCATTCAAACGCCAGCGTATCTTCTTGTTCAGGATTAAAGTCAATGTCTGAGTCATCAACTTCATGGAGCCTACCAGTATCCTTATCGTATTGCAAGTAGGTAGCGATGCCGACATCCCCTGTGTACCTAGACTTCAGGATACGAACACGGGTGGTGGATGCCACAATAGGATCATCAGCCTGCTGGTTACGCTCAAGAGTTATGACACAGTCCGACAACTGAGCGATAGATTGACTACCTCTAAGGTGGCTAAGGTCTGTCTCAGCACCCTTCTCATGTCCCTTATTGCCATCAATACGACG